CTCTGGGACTTCGTCGCCCTCGCTGTCGTCCTCGCGGGGCATGTCGCAATCCTCGTGACCTTGGCAAGCGGTGGCGGATGCCCCTGATCATTCGGCTTCCGAAGCTTCATCGGGCGCAACTCGAGGTTGCCAAGGACCCCGCTCGATTCCGGGTCTTGGTCTGCGGCCGTCGTTGGGGGAAGACCCGGCTTGGCGCGGCCCTCGCGCTCAAGGCCGGGCTCGAGGGCAAGCGGGTATGGTGGGTGGCCCCGACCTACTCGATCTCGGGTATCGCGTGGGAGCAGGTCAGGGCCATGGCCCGGCCCCTCGGGGCATCGGCGATCGAGTCGACCCGGACCCTGCGGCTCCCGAGCGGGGGCTTCGTGGCTTTCAAGAGCGCAGACAACCCGGACAACCTGCGAGGCGAGGGTCTGGACTTCCTCGTGATGGACGAGGCCGACTTCGTGGCCCGTCGGGTCTGGGAAGAAGTGCTCAGGCCTGCCCTCGCGGATCGGAAGGGGAAGGCGCTCATCATCTCGACCCCGAATGTCGAGGGCGGATGGTTCCATGAGCTTGTGCAGCGAGGTCAGGGCGAAGACCCCGAGGTCCGGGCGTGGCAGTTGCCGTCTTGGACGAACCCGCATCTTGACCCGGGCGAGATCGACGCGGCCCGTGGGACCTTGCCCGCGATCGTCTTCCGTCGGGAGTTCGGGGCCGAGTTCGTGAGCGCGGCCGGGGCCTTGCTTCGGCGCGAGTGGGTCAAGGTCGGGGAGCCCCCGGCCCGGGTGGACATCGAGGTCTCGGTCGGGGTGGACTTGGCTATCTCGACGAAGGACGGCGCAGACTGGACCGCGGCCGTCGCCCTCGGGCGGGACCGGAAGGGTGAGCTATGGGTCCTCGACGTGGCCCGGGTCCGGGCTCCGTTTCACGCGGTGCTCGAGTTCATCAAGGCCATGTCGGCGAAGTGGAACCCCCAGGTCATCGCGGTTGAGCAGATCCAGTACCAAGCCGCGGTCGTGACCGAGCTTCTGCGGACGACGAATCTTCCCGTCGTCGGGGTCCGGCCGGACAAGGACAAGGTCACTCGGTTTACGGGGATTCAAGCCCGGTTCGAGCAGGGGATGGTCTGGTTGTCCCCGGACCTGCCGGGCGAGTTCTCGAGAGAGCTTCTGGGCTTCCCTGTCGCGGATCACGACGATATGGTCGACGCCCTCGTCTATGCTCATCGCGGCCTCGGGTCCACGGATCTGGGGATGTCCTGAAACTTTCTAGGAATCTTTCGCAAACCCCTTGCAAGTTACCTAGAACCTGCTATGATATTCCTACGGTCGAAGGAGGGCCGAGGCGATGGGCAAGGCGCAAGAGATTCTTACTCAGCTTGGCGGCGGTCGTTTTGTCGCGATGACGGGTGCCAAGAACTTTGTTGCTGGCGAGTCCGAGCTTCGGTTCGACATCCCGGGCGGCAAGAAGGTGATCGTCAAGCTTAACGCGATGGACCTCTACGACATCACGGTCGGAAAGCTCAATCGCAAGACTTGGGAGTTCAAGGTGATGATGGAAGAGATCGACATCTACAACGTCCAGCTTGCCTCTACCTTTACCAGGATGACCGGACTCTATACGACCATCTAGTTCAGACCCCAAGGCCCCCCCTAACCCGGGGGGCCGAATCATCGGAAGGAGAGATAATGGACGCAACGACCCAGACCCCCAGGGCTAGGCTCTCAGGCCGGGGCAAGAAGGCAGGACGGATCAATGCCATGCTTCGGATCAGGCCCGAGGCTTGGCAGGCGATCAAGGACAAGGCCGAGGCCGCGGGCCTGTCGACGGGGGAACTTCTCGAGCGGGTGTTCCTGAAGTGAGGGTCGCGGTTCTCTGCGAGTATAGCGGCGCGGTCCGCGATGCCTTTATCAGGCGCGGTCACGACGCCGTATCGTGCGACCTTCTGCCGAGCGAGTCGGACTTCGGTCCGCACATCCAGGGCGACATTCAGGCTCACGACTGGTCCGGTTTTGACCTCGTCATCGCCCATCCCCCATGCACGCATCTCGCGGTATCTGGGGCTCGGCACTTCTGGCGCAAGCAGAAAGAGCAGGCCGAGGCACTGGACTTCGTGCGGTGGATTCTTGACCTTCCGGTCCCGAGGATTGCACTCGAGAACCCGGTCTCGGTCATCTCGAGCAGGATCAGGAAACCGGATCAGATCATTCAGCCGTGGCAGTTCGGACACGGTGAAACCAAGGCTACCTGCCTTTGGCTCAAAGGGCTACCGAGGCTCGCACCGTCCTGCATTGTCGACGGAAGAGAGGCCAGGATTCACCGCATGCCCCCCGGGCCTGATCGGTGGAAAGAGAGAAGCCGGACATTCCGGGGTATCGCCGAGGCCATGGCCGATCAATGGGGCCAGGCTTGAACGGGGCCGGATGCCCGGGGTACCCTTGACCCATGGGCATCCTCGATCGGTGGAACGCGGCGGTCAAGGCGTGGAGGCTCGGAGCGGCGACGGTGACCACCGACGCGGGCTTCGGGTCATTCGCGTTTGGTGACGATCGACGGGGCCTCGCGGCATCGAAGGTCGTCGAGCTTTCGACCGCGGTCTATTCCGCGACGGACCTGCGGTCCTCGGCCTTGTCCGCGATCCCCGTCCGGATCATGGACTATTCCGGGGAGCACGGCGAAGAAGTCTTCTCGGGATCGGCCTATGACCTCTTCGCCAAGGTCAACCCGCATTGGACCCTCGGTCGGCTTCTCGAGGCCGTCGAGGTCAGCATGTGCACCTACGGCGAGGCCTTCCTTGTCGTCGAGAAGGACGGCCGCGGGGTTCCCATCGAACTCTGGTTTGCCAACGCGGCCAAGATGCGGGTCCTGCCGCATCCGACGGAATACATCGCGGGCTTCCTCTACAAGGCCGAGAGCAAAGAGATCCGACTCGCCCCCGATGACGTCGTATGGATTCACGGGATACAAGACCCGTCTAACGAGTTCCGATGCCTGTCCCCGCTCGAGGCGGCGCGGCTGTCGGTCGAGTCAAACCTCGACGCCCTAGAGTCGAACCGGAACATCTTCCGGAACGGGCTCAACCCGGGCGGCATCATGTACCCTGCGGATCAGGGAATCAGCCTGACGAAGGAGCAACGGCTCTCGATCGAGGAGCAGTTGAACACCCGGCTCAAGGGGAAGGACCGAGCGCATCGGCTCGCGGTCTTCTCTCACCCGATGAAGATCGAGTCCCCGGCCTTGTCGCCCTCGGATGCCCAGTTCATGGAGCTCTTGAATTGGACCCTGTCGGACGTGGCCAGGGCCTACAAGATCCCCCCGACCAAGTTGCAGGACTTCTCTCGGGCGACTTACTCGAACGTCGAGCAGGCGGACAAGGCCTTCTTCACCGACTGCATCATCCCCGAGGCCCGGCGGATCGCGGGGGCTATCAACGAGCAACTCATGCCGATGTTCGGCGGTGACCTCGAACTCGTCTTCGACTTCTCGAAGATCCCGGCCTTGCAAGAGGACCAGACCGAGATCACCGATCAGATGCAGAAGCTATACGCGATGGGCGTGCCCCTGAACAAGCTCTTGGAAGTCTACCGTCCGGACCTGCTGCCCGAGGGCGGGGAAGGGTACCCTTGGGGTGACGAACCACCGCTCGCGCCGGGTCTGTTCTCGGTCCCCCCGGCCCCGGTCGAGGAGCAGGCGCCCCCGGAACTGCGAGTCCTTCGGGGAAAAGCCTAGTCCCCCGAGGCCCGATCTCCATCCTCGGGGGGGTCGACAAGGTCCCGGCGTACGGGTCCGTGGTTCATCGTGCGGCGATGTCTGCTCGGGACGCGGCCGTCCGCCCCTTCGAGCGGGACATGTTCGACGCGGTCCGACGGGTTCAAAAAGACCTCGTCGAGAAATACAAGCGGGCGATCGGCTCGGCGATCAAGGCGGACGCCGGGGGGCTCGACCTCGATGACGACGATGAGAACGAGGCCCAGATCGCGGCGGCCTACCGGACGACCTTCCCGGTCATCGACCGGACCTTCCGGGACATGCGTTCCCCGGCCGCGGAACGGTTCCTTCGGGAACGGGGGCCGCGGTTTGCACAGCAGGTGGCCGAGACGACATGGCGCGAGCTCAAGCGGAAGCTAACCCGCGAGATGGAGCGTGGGACGTCGATAGAGAATCTCATCGAGATCGTCGAGACGGTCCCGGCCTTCAACCCTGCCCGGGCCGAGATGATCGCTCGAACAGAGGTCATCGGGGCCTACAACGGCGGGCTCGAAGAAGGCTTCCGGCAATCCGGGAACGTGACGGCGAAGGTCTGGTTGTCGGCCCTCGATGACCGGACCCGCGAGACGCACCTTGCGATGCATGACCAGACCGTCCCGGTCGGCGAGGAGTTCCAATCCCCGGACGGCGGGACGACGAAGGCCCCGGGGCAGTTCGGGATCGCGGCCGAGGACATCAACTGTCGATGCTCGATGGAAGCGATCGTCGGGGTCCCCGGACCCGAGATTGAGGAAGTGCCGTTCGGGGTCAACGAGACCGAGGTCCTGGACTGATGCCGATCACCGACTTTCCCGAGCAGGGCGGCGACTCGCGGGTATCC